TGAGCTAGAACGAGATGCATTAAAGCTATATATACGACAATCAGAATACGACGTATTTAATTGTAAGTAGCCTGTACTTGCACTGACCAATGAAAATGCCCCAGATATGATGCTAGACGTACTACCTGTAAATTCACCGGTAATATTAGGTAACCCCGCCTCAACGACTGTACCAACACTATAAGTACCACCAGCACCCTCGGCAAATCTGTCTCTCATGTCTGGAAGATTAAATGTTGAACCTGTACCGCCCGTGAAAGTTACATCATCACCTGCAACTAAAGCTACTGTGGTATCCCATGTGATATATGAGTTGTTTACAAGCTCAGTTGCCTTTTTAACAGTCTGTGTTTCTACTAATGAACCTTTAAAATATGTGGTAACATCAAAACTTGATGCATCACTTTCATTGGTTGCAACTGTAACTCTAATTGAGTTGCCATCTTCACCATCAAATACAGCTGTACCAAATTTTGATGTGGCATTGATGCCGTCACCCTTGCCGTACAGAGTACCAATTACTGCAAATAAATCTGCGTATGTTGTACGTGATAACGTTGCGCCGTTACATAGTAAAAAACCTTCGGGCACCTTATCTCCGGCAATGGTTAATACAGCACCAGTAGGAACGTTAGACATTCTTTTTAGTAAATCTACAAGATATGCCTTTGTCACTGGATTATGATCTTGTACTGGATCAGGAACAGTAACATCACCTGTAAGCACTGGTGACTCAAGATCAGCCTTTGTAGCAAATTTTGCTAATAGGGCAGTGGCCAACTGGTCAATTTTATCTCTTGAAGGAGTACCATCTAACTTCTCAATAGCATTCACAATTTCAGCGGTTACACTTTCAAACCATGCAGCACCAGGTGTAGAAGGAGGAATTGCTAATTCAGGTGAACCTGATGTAAAGTGCCCCTTTTCAGTTAAAGTTGATAACTTAGGTGCTGACTCTGCAGCATTTGCTTGCATGTAAAAATCCATAATATTTCTCCGTTATAATTCTGATTTACCATACAAAAAGATTACATTAGCGTGGCATGGAGCTAATGATTTAACCATACATTCAAACAACTGATCGCCCCATTCTGCCAGAGGTTGCGAAGCATCCCAGGCTGTTGTAAATTCTTTCTTGTTGTACTTATCAACAGTAATTGTCATAAAGTAAGCTTTCCACTCATCGTCATACAATGCTTGAGAACAATTAGAACGAGTTGTAAAAGTGTTAAAGTTTTGAATACTTACATTTTGATAATCTAGTGAACGTGCGATAAGAGCAACTAACTCACCAAAGCTCATACCAAGAGTTGCTATTTTTGTAACAAGAACTTTGCGGTATAAGTCAATGCTTGGATTATCTATGCTTTTTAAACATTCATCTGGAATACCCCATTGAGTAAACCATTCAGACAAAGTTATTTGTGCATCTCGAGGATCACTCTCATCAATCAGTTTTTTAATTAAAGCATCAATTTGAGCAAATTCTTGCGCTGCAACATAAAGCATAGACATTAAAGTTGTATGGTCGTCTAGTTCCCACGCTGGTCCTCGTGGCAACAAAGCTTTCATAGCCTTGTAATAATCATCTGTACTGTAGCCTAATCGTCCTCTTGCCATGATATTTCTCCTACCGTAGGAAGATACTGGGTGCCTTGAGCCTGAATATCTAATTTTGGTTCTACAATTACATGATCAATTTCATCTGTAAGCTTTGAGATTGCCAAGTTAAGATGAGATAGATAGATTTTTCCACCTGGCACAGATTCCTCTTTAAAGACATCTCTAATAGCTTGTTCAGCCTGTTCACGCATTGTGAGGTTGTTAGGCTTGATTTTTAGTTTGAAGTTGAATGGTTGAGGAACAGGGGCAACAACAAACACAGTAGCCATAATGTTTGACATTAGATCTAAATGCTGCTGTACCTTACTGATAAGCTCGCTGTCAGGTAAATTCATGTTATCGTCTAAGATACGCATGGTAACTGTACCTTTGCCCTGTTCTTGAGGATAGCACCATGCCTGTCCTACACCTTCCACCTCACGGCACCAGGCAATATAATCATCCTTAGTGCCTTGCCTTGGTGGATTCTGTGTATGCTCTAAAACACGCGCTCTTAAGCTATCATCAGTTTCAGTATCTGTACCTCCAGTGATCTCACCTGTGGTCACAGCATTGATTACTCCAACTAGTGGAGTAGGAAGGCTAAGTTCAACATTTTTTGAGATGTTATAGATTTGTCCTGCTTCTAATGCTCTGACAGTTGCAACACCTTGTGAATCAGGGCTAGATATTGTTTCATACTGTAGACCGGTGTCTGTCTGAATGACTGTGTGCAGAGGAATGTCAGACACATTTTGAGCATAGCTAAATTTAACAAAACCTTTAGCTTTAGTTGCCTGTTTTCTAGACAATCCCCAAATAGATGCAATTCTCTCAAGATAAGAAACTTCACAGCTATCTATAAACAACTGCCTACGTCCATATTCAATAGCTGAATACAAGCTGTGAGCTACACTTGAGATGATTGTTTTAAAAACAACAATGTCAGAGCGTCTTAGCTGAGTACTATCAAGCCTAGAGGTTGTTTCATTATCAACTCTGTCTTTGATTTCCTGTAGAGTAGGTCTAATCGTTGCCATTTAATATATCCTTAATCTCATAAGATGTTTTGCCATGTTCTTGTTCTAGAATTACAGATAGGTTAATGCGGTTAGGATCATTACTGTCGCGCTCTACTGATACTGATACGTCCGTACAAATTCCATCTTCAACCAACCATTGAAGAGCATCATCTGCCATTTCCTGAGCTCTTAATAGAGTTTCAGATGTGATCTTGCTTCTTAATAGTTGCCAGAGCTTTGAACCTATCTCATCTTCATTAAGAGAATCGCCCCACCATCCCTGTTTACCAAGCTCATGATCATAATCATCACTATCATCAGCTCTGCGCCACGAAAACAATGAGATAATCACTGCCCTTGTTAAGGAATCTTGCATATCAGCTTGAACTAAACTGCCATTAAGAAATAACTTCATTTTTAATTTTCTCTAATTGTCTTGGACACAAATGGCTTGCTGAGAAGTCAAAAACAATAATCTGTTCATCAGTTTTAAACATTAGAGCAGGTACACCTACAAGAGGGGATACATCCGTACAGGCATAAAAAAAGCCATTCCATTTTACGGAACAGCTTTTATTCTCTATTTGAGCTTTTAATGTATGCCATTTATGACATCGAAAGATATGAATTAACCTTTCGTGAGGTGGAGTTGATTGCATTTTAATTTACCTTGGTGCAGATGTACTGCCACCACTATCACCTGTGTGAATATGCGATTTAAGACTAATTGAACCGGCTGTAGTATCTCCATCAGAGTGGATAGATCCTGTAGTGGTGTAATCCCCCTGTGTTTGCTGTATGTTACCTGTGATTTGAGCACCACTACCACCGCTAATAACCATACCGCCCTGACCTGTAATCAGTTGAGTGACAGTTAAAGGACCATTGATGGTATTTTGAGGACAAGTAACTACGGTGCTTGTAGATGCTTTAACATTAACAGTGTCAGCCGTTACATTAACCGCACTGTCAGCTTTAATGTTGATATTGGCGTTTGAGGTGATGTTAATATCGCCTTTTGTGTGGATGTTGATAGGATCATCAACACCATCAATATCGATACAGTCACGCTTCAGATAAATATGGCGTTTCTTATCATCATAGATCACCACTTCACCGGTTTTTAATGACTTAACTCTAAAACGTCTGTCTGCCACACACATAACAAAGCCTAACTCGTGACTTTCATCTGTGTAAAATGTAATGGCATCTGCTTTCTTATCAGTATAAGGTTCTGACGAAAAGCCATAAGGCTCCATGTGCTCAACATCTTGACGAACTTCACCGCTCTGATGTTCTACCTGAAGTTCCCTTAACTCATCGTCATTTTTTGAGATGGTTACTGTACCGCGCTCAATATCTGCTGCCATTTATGCACTCATAAAATTTTGCTTTTTGTTAATCCATGAAAAATCAGCTGAAGAGTTACTACTTTTCTTGATAATGACCTTTTTAGGATCTTCTTTGTCATTCTCAGTCTCTAACCTCCAGCCATCAGGAGGTATTACATCAAGTGTAGTAGTCATACCTTCGTTTTCAGTCAGATTAAACACCACGCGAGTAATTAAAAACTTTTGTGATCGTTGAGTATCGATGCCTAAAAAATCATCTTTGATATCAACCAAAGAGTTAATCTTCCAAAGTTTTCCTGTAGACTGTCTCCAGCCTTGAACTTTATATGTAATCTTATAAAACTGAGATAAATAATAATCTCTGTCACCTTCAGCTGTAACTTTGCATTTTGCTGTATCTGCTGCACCTTGAACTTTCTTTGTTAAAAGACGAGTTCTGGATACATTATCATCTACAGCTGTGTAATTATGGCTACTTGCATCATGTCCTGTTTTGCCGGTTACACCTTTATCTTGCCCTACAGCTCGATAGTATTTATAAATCTTACTTGCATCAAAGCTGGCATCACCTGTAAGAATATTCTGACCGAGTACTAAAGCATCATCAGCTGTGAGCTTGCCTTTTTCAGTAACTACAAGATCACCTTTTTCATTACCGTAAAAAAGCAAATTCTCTGTAGATGTAAGGTTTTGTAGAGCTTTTAATACGGTGTCTTCATGCTTTGCTGAGAAGTTACGCTTCTTAGTTAAAGGCTTTGTTTCATTAACAAGCTTAATACCATAAGGCATGATTAGCTGAGCAATAATAGTTTCTAGAGCTACATTCTTGTACTCTGTTGCAGCATTCTGAGGGCAACTTACATAGTTTGAATTTGAAGTATTAGGCTTTTCATAAGAGATATTAGGATCATCGACCATTACAGTGCAGTCGATTAAATCACAGGTTTTACTGCGTCCGGCAATACCCACATTTGCAGAGGTTGCAGAATAGCTTACAGGAGTTTGTTCAATGTAACCAGTGAGGACAACGTCATTTCCAATTTTTACTTGAACTACTTTACCTACATCAATTATTTTTCTTAAAGATGTTGTTTTAGACACTATGCCTACAGAAAAAGCAGGACTGATCGTATTTAATTCGGTGGTAATACTAAAAGAGGTCCATTTTGTATAAACTGAACCTCCTATGGTTAAAGATACTTCATTATCATTATTCATTTTTACTCACAGATTATATTTTTACCTTCGTAGTAACATTCTCTAGTTTTGCCATCAATAGTCATGTCAAAAACTTCAGGCTGAGATCTAATAATGCGTTTCCAATCAGAGCCTTTTAAAGTATTCATATCTTTATTAAATCGTTCTTTTGCCAAATCTCTATTTTTATAAGTATCTTCTAATGTAGGTAAACTATAGTAATCATCAGCAATCGCCCATGCAGAAGAGCTAAACAACCCTAAGGATACAATGGTAATCAGTAATATAACCAACCTTTTCATATAAATCTTGCCTTACTCCATATCTACTCACAAATTATGTTTTTGCCTTCGTAGTAACACTCTCTTGTCTTACCATCAATGGTCATATCAAACACTTCAGGTTGAGATCTAATAATTCTCTTCCAATCTGATTTGGCGCTATCTTGTAGCATTTTTTCAATTTGTTCCCTTCCTCTGTTAGGATGTTCTTTGACATAATCATCCCATGAAGGCAATTCATTCACTCCCTCCCAAATAGCATATGAAGGAATACTGAATAAACCTAAAGATAAAGCAAATAAAGCGATAACTAACTTTTTCATATAAACCTCACTTATCTTTTAATCCAATTATAGGTTCAAAAAACTTAGTGAAGAATTAGAAAAGAGCTATTTTCTTGATACGGTAAAATTACCTACTGGCATAAAGAGAGGGTTGATAACATCATTACGCTCAGCTATCTCATCAGCTCTAGTTGAGTCGCCATATTTGTCATAAGCTAGAACAAATGAAGGCTCACTTTGTTTTAGAGTTACAGTCTCAATACCAGAATCACCGTTAAGCATTTCTGTTAGATACTTGTAAACAGCCACGTAACTGTCAACCAAATCAAAATAATCCTGATTGTCATCTGTACCTTGAATTAGCATCTCAGCATCAATGGCATCTAACAGATTATTTCTAATCTTAAGAATTTGCTCATCTGATAAAGTTTTCTTGCTGTTACTGTCAGTATCAACATCATTATCTTCACCAATCATGCTGATAGCACCCATAGCATTAGCTATAAGTACAAGTCTGAAATTCTTTTTAATTTCATCTACAGCTTCATTTATTCTCTCTTTGTCTGAGAGTTTTTTAGATGTTCCTGTTGATGATGCTACATTAACTGGCTTTAATACTGGTAAAGTAATAGCATCTGTACACTTGATAGAAGCTAATTTCCAATCAGTAGTTGATTGAGCATACTGAGATAAACCTAAGGCACCAAGAAGACTAGATCTTGCCTGTTCCTTCTTGTTGTACAAAGAAGTAGCTATGTCATGCCCCATTTCTAAAATGTCGTTACCAAGATTAAACATCTGGGCAAACTGACAGGAAGATAATACTGCAGCACATGAGTTTATTTGACTGGTTACATCATCAACAATTCCGGCTATTTTATCAGGTGTCCAATCGCCAAAAATTTTTGCATATAAAGCATCTGCTTTGCTTAAAAGCTGATTTGCCCATGATGTAATTTTCTTTGTGCTTTCATTACCTGCTTCTAAAAAAGTAAGTGTAAAAGTACAAAATCTTTTAGCTCTGTCATAAGTAATGCTAGGATTATCAATAGGTGTTACTTCAAGAGAACCTAACCATGGATGTACCAGTTTTCCATGATTGGCACGTCTGTCAGTGCCTACTTGTGATTCAATCTTATCAATCAGCCTTTTTGAGCGATCAATAAAATCATCACCTACAATAAAGCCTTGAATAGAAAACTGTCTTGTAGCTTTTCCAAGATCTTCAACATAAGAGGTATCTCTTTGAGGAAACTCATGTGTTACAGTTCTTCTACCAAAAGATAGGGTTGCTGAATCAACATCAAATCGAATCCCCTCATAAGAGGCTTCTCTTAATGTCTTAACATTTAATAAACTCATCGTGTCACGCCTGTGTCAGCCATTACAGAGGTATTAAGAGAAGCACCAGTAGTACGCTCATGCTCAACTTCAGCCTTTGAGTTTTCATCTGTTTTAATTCTGACAATAACCTCTGATTTATTTTCACCCTGGATAATTGTCTGACCTAAAGCTGATGGTTGTCTCATAGGTTCATTGAGTATTCTTGATGTGCGTTCTGGCATTTGAATAGATGCTGTTTGCGACTGTTCTGTATCATCATCTGATGAGAAGAAACCTGTAGCTTTATTCCACAGACCTACCGCGCCATCCTTTAAAGATGATACTTTTTCCATAGCTGAGGCAAATGGCTTAAAGAAACAATCTTTGATTTGTTCCCATAAATCAGAAAAGAAACTTACCAAGTTCTTAAAACCATCTTTTAACTTATCAGGAAATGCAAGCAAACCATTCCATTCATCTGATATAAAAGAACACAGCTTACTGAAAACTGAGCTAACCGCGTCATATACGCTTTTAACTACAGCCATAACGTCATCAGCTGAGATACCCCATAAACCTAAGTACCAATCAAAGAAAGCACCTACAGCCTGTTTTACATTCTGCCAAACGCCAGTAAACCAAGTTACAATCTCGTCCCAGTGCTTGTAGAGTTGATAACCGCCATAAATTAAACCACCGATAGCTGCAACAATAGCTCCTACTATTAACACAATAGGATTAGCCCAAAGGGCAGCAGAGAGACTTACTATGGTTGGTATCAATGACAGCATCGCTTTACCCACGCCCATAATGGACGCAATGACCTTTACTCCATAAAGTGAAGCTACAGCCACTCCTACAGTTTTTAAGCCACCCAGGGCATTAAATACTTTGGCTGAGGTTTGGAGAAACTTTACAAAGCCTGCCACTACTGATTTAAGATCAATGTCTTTTAAGGAATCAGCAAAGTCCTTAATAGCATCAACAATGGTAGTTGCAATCCACTCTCTATTTTTTGCAATCCAATCATTAAAATCATCAAGCAAAGGTTGAAGTATTGGAAGCAACTTACCACCAATAGCATTCTGCAAGCCTTGTGTAGCATACCTGGTGCGTGTCAGAGAGTCGCCAAACAATGTAGCGGCTGCTACATCTTCTTCCCCCATAATGACACCGAACTTTTCAGCTTCTTTACGTTGTGCAGCTAAGCCTGCTGAACCATCATTTAAGGTTTTGATTAAGCCTTGACCTGACTTACCAAAGAACTGAGTAGCAATATAAGCTTTCTGTGTTGCAGTTGTCTGAGACTTAATTGCATCTGCCACCTCTGGCATTAACTGTGCAGCATCTTTTAACTTACCATTAGAATCTCTCATAGAGATGCCTAAACGGTTCATTAAACCTACTAAGTTCTTATTAGAACCGTTAGCAGCATTTGCCATGTTCTTATTTAACATAGCAATTGCGCTGTCCATTTGAGACGCTGATGAACCTGATTGATCTGCAGCATATCTGAATGCCTGAAGTGCATCAGATGCAATTGTCAGATTGCGACTGGCATCATCTACAGCGCCACCATAAGACACCATTGAACCTATAGAGTTTTTAACAATGGCAGCCGCTGATGCAAATGCACCTGCTATAGGTAGTGCTGTAATTGAACCTAATCCTTTTAACTCATTACCAAGTCCTTTAATTTGACGAGAAAAAACACGAAACTCTTTTTTGATTTTAGAAAGAGCGGGTGTTGCCTTGTCCTGTGCAGATACAACAACTTTGTTTTTAACTGTCTTGCCAGCCATATTAACGTTCCTTGCGCATTTGTTTTATTTGTTCTTGAATACGCTCTGTTTGTCTACCAAGTTCTAACAAATCGGTTATAGAGCGCTTTTTGAGTTGAAAAGGATCAAGATGCCATGAGTAAGCTAAGTTAAAGAGCCAGTTACTGATCTGCTCCAAATCTCCGCAGCCTGCTCTTTTGAGGCTAGAAAAAAAACAGCTAAACCATTCTTAAAGGTTTCCATGTCGTGGAATGAGATCTTCTTGACGGTTGATGGAGGTAAATTAGAGAGTTCTTTTGCCCACTGATAAACCTTTTTTGCATTAAACTGTAAGTTACCATCATTATCAATGATGTATGGATAATTCAGTTTTTCTAAAAGTTCTACAGTAGGTTCTTGAAGTTCTAACTCGGTTATTTCTTTGTCAGAGTCATGGGTCTTAATTGGTGTTGTCAATTTAAATAACATATTTGTCTCCTAAAACCGCCCATTACAGGCGGTTATATTTAGCTCCAGTTGCAATCTTTGCCTTTAAAGGTAATTGAAGTTGTACCATCAATTGCATTGCCTGTGATGTCGCCTTCAACATAAGCACCTGTCAGAGTGTAGACAGTACCATTAGCTAGTTCTGCAACAATAGTTAAATCGTCACTTTCTACTAGTTTTTGTCTTGGAAACTCAGGGGATAAAATACAATCAATGTTTAAAAAAGGAGTGATCCTTGTTTCTTTGTAGCCGGCAGGACCATTAACACCTTCAATAGTTTCTCTTTTAGTTTTTGATAATGGATATTCACATGAGCTTTGAATTTCAAGTTGCTCACCATCCACTTTGACATAACAAACGCCTGATACACGTGCCATGTTATTCTCCTTTTAATCTGTAGATGAATACTGTAAACGGAACTGAGCTTGCAGCGCAAAAATACGCAACTGATTTACAAGATCAGGAGGTAGCAGTACGTTAATTCTGTTAACATCGTTTGCATCGCGCTCTACAATCAGATACTTAGCAAACAAATCAGCATTCTCAACTAACCCTTCCTCTTCCATCTTCTGATACTGAGCAATTAACTCTGACTTGATTACAGAAGGAGTAACAATAGCCTGACCTGCGCCATATCTTGTACCGTCATTAGCTAACTTATGACGTGGATACTTTGAGGTAATAGCTGTCTTTAAGCGCGAGATAATCTCAGCTAAGGTGTACAGAGTTGTTGAATCAAGATAGCTGTTATCAGCGTCACCAAAAGAGTTAAACTGATAGGTTGTAATGGCTCTTTGGATCATCACGGTGCCACTCTGCTGATATAAAGTAGCAATGCCATTTGATAGCAGAGTATTCTGCTCATTAAAGCCAAATCTGTCTTCAATAGATGGAGCTAACAAACCTTCTAATGGACCTGTCTGTAAAGGACGAGCAGGATCATTAGTGTAGTAAGATGCAGCACGACCTAAGATTGCGCCTACAACTTCTAAGATCAAGTTAGGATTGTTTTCTTCAATACCAAACAAGCTTACATGCTGGTCGTTTCTTGTTTTACCAAAAGTAACTAATGATTCAGCATCACCACGCTTAGCCGTAAAGATATGACCAAACTGCATGCGAGAGTAAGCCCAACGTCCTGTAGAGTCCTGCATTTCCTTCTTGTAAGCATCCAATGCTGTAGATGAAGAATCAGGGCAACCGATGAACCAGAATGTTTCAGTTTCGACGGCTTTAAAAGCTTTTGCATAGTCAATCTCACCAGTACCACCGCTCATTGCTGTAATAGTAAGTGAAATGCCGGCAATGTCTTCTTCACCACCTGTAGCACCCTGTCTGTTAGTGGCTAACAGAATGTCGTTACCATACAGACCTACAGTTTTTGCTGTCAGTTTAATTGCTGTAGCATTTTCTGTGTCTGTAGTTGATGTAGATGCTGTAATTGGAAGATCTTTATTAGCATTGATTGCATTGATTAGGTCTGTAGCAATATTTGAGGCTAAGGTACCGCTTGCAACTGTTACTGGCACTTTAGTAGCACCTACGTAAAAGGCAATAGTACCTGATTCAGTTGCTATACCTTTTAACTCTACAGCTCCAGTTGCTGGAGTGCCTGTTACGGTCATTGGCAAACACCAAAGCTCTGTAGAAGTATTCTGATCCTTAAAAGCTGTAACAGCTAAGGTTAAAGGCGCACCACGTCCAAACTTAGTCATAGCCTGTGACTGTGACGAGATTAGAGTAGGTTTACCGTCTGTAGCTGTGCCATCTGTTTTCTGACCAATCAACAGCGCCTTTTTAGCAGCTGTTGCTGTATTTGCCATCGAATTATCGACCTCTGCATAAAATAGAGGCACTCTGATATTTGATGGAATATGATTAAATGAAATAGACATTTAATTCTCCTAGTACCATTACCATAAATCTTTAAATTTGAATTGAGCATCAATTTGACCATCTGGCTTATCGCCATGACCAATCACATCAACACCGCCCTTAAACTCGTCCGATACAGTCGCATTTAACTCATTAAATTTGCCTGTTGTTTCTTCTAACTCATCAGGCTGTCTTGTATCTTTACTGCTAATCTCATAAGTGCATTGCAAATCAATCTGAACGGCTAAGACGGGCTCTTCAACCTTAAGCACGCTGTATTTTTGATAGGAATAAATAGCCATGTTATCGTCAGGCATTGGCGACCATGAAAGCAGCGCTTTTAAGATCTCGTTTTTTAGATCTTCAGCCTTATCAAATGCATTTTGACCTCGTCTGTCTTCTTGTGAATTAACTACAATCAAGACACCAACAGTTGAAGTAATATTCTGCAGATAAGAGTTAGCTGACATCTGCTCAACTTCAGCAACCTCACCTACCATAGTTACATATGCTGCAGGTAGCTTCTCAGGTCGTAAGTTTTGCAACTGCATAGGGCCTGTGAAAGCAAATACCCTGTTATTAAATGAAGGGCAACGCTTACGTATAGCTTCAATAGTAGTGTTTAGCTTCATTTATCCCCACCCTTTTAAGCCTTTCATTAAAGCCTCTGATACAGCGTTTAAACTTTCTTCTTTTAACTCATCACCGGAATCAACAACCGCATCATGACGTGGTTTTAAGGTTCCATCTTTACGTCCATACATCAGTGGTGCTGGATACCAGAAAGGAAAATCTTTGAATGAATCAACTTGAACTCTTACCCAGTACTTGCCTTTACGTTTAGACAGATGAACCTTTACAGCTTTGCGCAATCTACCTGACTGCAAGCGTGGATAAATCACACCTTTACGGTTAGAAAGTTTCTTTTTAGCTGTCTTTTGAATACTTTTACCAACATCTCTTAAAGCTGATTTAATGATCTTTGAATCAAAATCATCAGCTTGAAGTTCTTTTGGTATCTGCACTGAAAAGCTGACAGGAATACCAATGCTACTCATCTAGCATTACTCCTAAAGGTGTGCCTTGTTCCGGTCTGTCTATACCAAGTTCTTGAGCTTCAATCATGGTAAAACGACCACGACCGTTACAGTCGGTTACTCGTACTGGCATATAAGCTCTATCTTTAAAGCGTATATACACACCATGTTCAATGTTTATAGGCTCTGTCTTGCCCTTAATGGTTCTTATCCAAAAGCGATGAGTTGCTTTTTGTTCTGTCTGAGAACCTAACCAGTAAGCTGAACCTGTAGGCTCAATCTTTGCCCATACTTTGCAAATGGTTGTATCTTGTGAAACTGCTGCTAACTCTTTAGAGGGAATGTCTACTCTTGAGAAGAGTTCAATGCGTTTGTTTAATTCACCTGATAAAGGCTCTGATACGCTCATTACTCGTCCTCATCGTTGTAAATAATGAAAGGATCTAAAAGATGCTTCCAAAAGACGACTAAGCCTGATTCATCAGACAGTTCTCTATGAGAGTAAAGATCACCTACGTAACAAAAGATAAAGCTCTTTACTGTAGGTGGTACTTCTTCAATTGTTTTAGCTAATGCGTTCTTGTCATTTCTAAAAATAACTTCTCGTTGCATGATGTGCTCAGCCTGTTGAGTTGCTACTAAGATGTAGTGCTCTAACAGCTGATCTTCAAAATCATCATCAATTCTCAGATGCGCCTTAATTTCTTCTAATGAAACTGGAGCTATTGGAGCTGAAAGTTGAAAAGACATTTTTAGAAATCCTATAAAAAAAAGCCCTCAATTAAGAGGGCTAAGTAACTACAAGTAAGTGTTATTTGCTTTTAACCGCCTGTGCTTTTGCTGATTGAGCATCAACTGGGTAAGCTCCAGTCACCAGCAAAGATTGCTAATGGATTTTCTACAGTAAAGGCTAAACGGCGATTTACACGGAAGGTGTAAAGCATTGACTTGAAGTTTTCACCATCAGAATCAGAAATTCTGAAATCTAAAGCCTCACGGTCGTGAATAGTTGCGCCTAAGGTGAAGTTGCCTAAGATATATTTACCTGTTTTTAAAAACGGAGTTGTCATTACAGGCAATCCCCATACATTCTTGGAAGTAAGAATTTGAGGTCCACCTAAAATGTAACGACCATTAGCATCTTTCATTAATGCTAACTTAGTCCAATCATCAGGACTTAGAAGTAAATGTTCTGGAACAATATACTGATTTTCAAACTCTGTCTTTAACCACATTGCAAAATCAAACATGGTTGCATCTTTTTCTAGCTTACTCTGTACGATAGAGGTCTTATCAGTAAAGTTACCTTCATGCAGTAATCCGGCTAACTGGACATCTGTACCATCGCCGTTGATGAGCTGATTTTCAACTTTGAGTCTTAACTTATACTGCATCTTAATTTCAATGAATGCAGCTAAAGCAGCCTCATTAGTAAGTAACTGATGAGTTACTACAGTATATGCACCAATGTTTACACAATTTGTAGTATGTAAAGAAGGCTTAGTTATAATGGTTTCGCCTAGTTTTTCACCTTCAGCTGTAACCTTAGATCCATCAGTAACAGTGCCTTCCTTAGCGTACTCAATTGCATCCACTGATACAGGAAAATGTGGAATTAACTGCTCAATCTGTAAAGGCTGATCAGGCATTGTGACCATACCTGCCTGATAAGCAGGTGTAATGGTATTACGTGTAATTGAATTTGCTGCAGGTGACTTATTGATAGTATCTGCTTTAGTTGAGATGGTAAATACTGCAGAGGTACCATGCTGATAGTTCTTAACAACCTCATGAGATGCTACTTTCTGACCTAAGCTCTTAACCTCGTCATTTGAAGTTAAAGCTTTGGTATTCTTGTCTAAAGCCTGAGTTACATCAGCTAGAGATTTTGCCAGTTCTAACTGTTTGTTGCCTAACTCTTCGACCTTATCTTCAAAAGCTTTTAAAGAAAGTTTACCGTTCTTTTGCTCTTCCTGGACATTCTTAATTGACTCTTCTAAGCTGTCGAGGGACTTAGAGATCTCATTTACTGCATCTGACATTATTCTGTCTCCATAATTTTGGTTAATCTGCTTAATCTTGCAGAAATATCTTTTAGGTTTAGCTGTTTCTCGTCAGAATCTCTCTGAGTTGCAAATAGCTTTTTAGCTTGACTTACTAAGGTCAAACTTTCTTTTTGTGAAGCTCCTAAATCCCTTAGTGCTTTCTCAAAATCTCTTACAGAGTTGATACTCTCAAAATTCTTACAGGCGATGATCTGCGCTTTCTGCTCGCAAGGAATACCAACAATCGAGATCTCGGGTAAACGAGCTACAGATTTAATAATTCGGACATCGCTTTCATCATCCCAATCAACGTCTTTATCAGTGAACATCAGATGTACTGACAAGCCGTTTAGTGAACCGAACTTAATAGCGCTGTACACTTTTCTAGCGTCTTCAAGTTCAAGGTTTAACTGCCCTTTAACTTTTAAGCCTTTCTCATCTACAGACATCTCAGTCCATTTACCGATTGGCACGCCAAAAGTGTCATGGTTAAAGAACATCTTTGGCAAAGTTCCAAGCACTTTGTTATATGCTGTAGGAAGGATGGTGTCACCGGATGAATCAATAGAGCCAAAAACTGATGCATAGCCTTCAATCACTCCTGACTGTTCCTGATCATCGAGAGCTTTCAGCTCGGAATGAGTAAGCTGTAGCTCTTTTAACTCTTCAATATTCATTGCTTAAAACTCTCTATTGTTGAATTGGTCGTGTTGATATTGGTGTTTGCGGTGTCTGTGTAGGATTTGCTGTACCTAACATAGATAAAGGCTGTAAGTTGTTCTGCGCTGTGAGGATGTCACCATTCTTAACAGGTGCTAAACCTTCTTCAATACGCACTTCATTTCTTGTCTTCCAACCGTTTTGTACTGCCTGAGCATTAACCTGTGAGCGAACTTGATCGTTAGCTCTGTTAAGGAATGACAATCTGAATGACACCTGATGATTTACTTTCTCTGAGATACAAGGCAATCTTTTCATAATTGCCTGCTCAAGAGAGATGCACATCGGCAAAATAGTTGACTTATAAAAGTTTGCTGTGACCTGCTCAAGGTTAGATCCTGGCGCACCACCATCAGAATTTATGAGGGCAGAAGGAACGCCATACCAACGGCAAATTTCCTCTACAGTAAACTCTCTGATTTGTAGCAACTGCTGCTCTGCAGGTGATAAAGAATAAGACTGAAACTTGATATTAGATGGCAGTACAGGATTACCATCGCGCTCTCTGGCTTCATTAAACGCTTTGGCAATATCTTCTTTCTGCTTTGGATTTAAATTAGCCTCAGCTGTCAAAATACCTCTTATCTTACCTTTGGTTGCAAAGACATCGATAGCAGTTGATTGAGCTTTAATCGATTCATCTACAGAGGCTAGCATATAGTCAAGCTTAGATAAGCCCATTATGCCGTTACCCATACATTTCCAATGTAGAATGTCTCTTGATTTGTAATCTACATACTGATCACGCTTGTTGTAGTATCTGTAAGTCAAATCACCATTATCATCCATGAACACCTGCATTTGATCAGAGTTTAAAGGATAAATAGCTTTGACTGTCTTATCTGTTTTACGAGAGATTAAAGCATAAGCGTTACCTCTTAAGGCCCAGTTTAAAGTTAAGGTTTGAATAACTTCAAACGGTGTCATGTCGTAGTTTGGAGATACTGATAAAATCTCATGCAGATTACATTTAGTATCTCGAGAGCGTGAACCATCCTGATTGATTAGATACACATCACATGGAAGCGATGCCATGGTACGAGCAAGCAAGTCGATACAGGCATATACTGTAGATACCTGTAATGCTTGCTCAGGAGTTGGTTTACTTGCTGAAGGAACAGCAGCAACCATAGGAGCGTTGTTTTGCCAACCTCTTTTGTCAGCTGTTGGTGTAAACGAATTTCTAATCCATTTAAAAAAATTCATTTGTTGTTCCTAAAAAATTAAAGGCTCATCGTTAAATGTGTGCCCATCAGAGTAACCATTCTCAACATCAAGAAGTAAAGCCTGCTTCATAGCCATGATTAGAGCAACCATGCCATCAATCTTGTTATCAGGTGTTTCTTTTCGAGGGTAAACGTTATCTTTAGCATCCATGTGGGCCACAAGGTTAGATGCCATCCATTCAAGTACAGGGTTACCATCTGTATGCAGTCTTTTCTGGTAGCAAAGCGCTTGTACCTCTTTCATTGGCTCTGAGAAGTTAGCTACAGTGGGTTTTAATTCAACCATCTGTATACCATCATTCATCAGATTGGATGCTAGCTGATAGGCTTGCCATGGGTCGAAAGCTATAGCCAAAGTATCAAAGCGTTGACTGTCTTGAGCTATATAATTTTGAATTGATTCAAGATCGTTAATCGCACCATCTGTAGTGTGGATTAAATCCTGTTTTGCCCATGATTTGTACTGAGAGTTTGCTGAGCTTTGAATTTTATCTTCAGGAAGCCAGAACTCAGGGAATACATAGTAATGTACCTTTTCATCTTTCTCTTTTCTAAAGAAAAGCCTTACGAGGGCAGTGATGTCTGTTTTAGCTGCAAGATCTAAACCGTAGATGCAATACTCACCTTCAAAATCTTCAAGTGTCATCTCAGGTCTATAGCACTCACGCCACTTAGACATCTGAAAAAAGGCGCTGTCAGCATTACACCAGACACATAGATGCTTTGTCTTGTAGTTATTCTCAGCAGCAGGATCAGACAGAGCCTTTGAAAGATTAGCTAACACTACTTTAGGCTGTACTGAGATATTCCAGTTTGGGTTAGCTTTGATTAAAGCATCTTCTGTCTTCCAGTCGTCACCATCATCTATGGTGTAAATAATTCCAAACTGAGATTCTTCAGTTGCGCTGCCATCTAAGATCTTGCATACGAAACGGCGCACTTCCATACAGATACCGATTAAATTAAAACCGGCTGTAGTAATACACCATAATATTGGCTGTGAACGTTTACCGATAGATGTCTCTACAACATCGTATACTTCACGTGTTCTGTGAGCATGCAACTCATCAATAATGCCACAGTGCGTATTCAAACCATCAAGGGTACTACCATCAGCTGATTTAGCCTCAAATTTTGAGTTTGTGCCAGGCACTACCATGGTTTTTGATAAAACATTTAAACCAAAGCAATCTTTTAATGGCTGATTAGCTCTAGCCATAGCCTGAGCATCACCAAAAACGATCTTTGCCTGATCTCGTGTGGTAGCAAAAGAGTAAACATCAGCACCTTTCTCATTGTCAGCACATAGCATGTATAAGCCAACACCTGATGACAATGCTGATTTACCATTACCACGTGGCACTTCGATATAAACCCGTTGAAAACGACGGAGATTGTTTTTATCTACCCAACCGAACACAGTCGTTAATATGAAGATCTGCCATGGCTCAAGTTTAATGTTCTCACCAGCTTTAGGACCTTTAACATGAGTAAGCGCTTCAATGAATTTGCATACTCTGCAAGCTAAGGTTGTATCAAAGTGATAAGCCCATGACTTTTTCTTTAAATCTTTTACTTGTCTTTGACAGGCTTGTTTTACGTATCTACAGGTAGGTATCTTATTGCTGAGCACATTTTCAATGTACTTATTAGCAATCTTAATGTAGTTACGCATAATTACAAGTCAGCAAATGGGTTCTTATTCTCTGTTTTAGTATGAACACTCACTTTAGAGCGTGATGCTGGAGTAAAACCAAGCTCGGTTAAATAACCTTTCAGGATGTATTTAAGATCATTCTGCATTTTGAGCATGGGATGAGGCTTTGAAACGCCTAATTTTTCATCAATAACAGTGGGACCTTCCCGATTTAAGATCTCTTGACACTCAATGATCTTTGCCATTGTGTCTGCCCAGCATGCAAATACTGAAAAATCTAGTGTTGTAAGCAACTCGTCAGGTGCTTGAGCTAATGCAAACACCCACAAGTCGCGTGCAGTTTTGGATAAAAAGTCAGGAGGTTCAACTGTGTTTAAAGCTTTCTTAGGAACAGGCTCATTAAAGTTTGTTCTACATGGCTGTAGAGTTCCCTGCAACTTCTTAATTGCTGTAGGTTTTCTAGGTCGAGCCATGATTTTTTATAACCGTTTTTTGATTTTGATAGCGATTTTTCGTGGCGACTGCCTAAAAAAAGTTTCCATTTTGCACGCGCGTGTAAAGAACTAACGGGGCGTTTCTAAAGCATCATGTTCAACTTTTTGACTCCCCCTCGGGGGCTAGCAATCGCTTACCAAGAGTTTCAGTAAATGTTTTCTTAGAATGACATGATTTGCACAAAGGTTGCCAGTTCTTTTCATTCCAAAAGAGAGCTTTGTTTCCCTTGTGAGGAATGATATGGTCAACTTCTGTTGCAGGTGTTGTCTTACCAAGCTTAGCGCACTCAACACAAAGAGGATGAGCAATTAGAAAAGCCTTGCGAGCTTTAAGCCATGTGTTGGTATAACCTAACTTATGTCTTGAGCGTCCATCATAGTCCATGGTTCTTTTATGTTCAGCACAATAACATGAACCTTGAACAGCATACTTATGACATCCGGCATATTGACATGGACGAACAAAAGGACTTGGCATATGAACTATAATCTAATCAATAAACACAGGATAAATAACGAGGAGTAGAACCAATGCTACAAACCACAACATACTATATAGCCTTATATACAATTGAAGGAGTTATATGAAAAAGCTTAACAAAAATGATTTTTGTAAAGAAATTCAAATGTTCACCGAAGTAGTGCTGATAGCATGTAAAAGAATAAACAAACTTGTAATGTCAAAAGAAAGTTGTAAGTTCATAAATTCAATGGTTGCAAATCAAAAACTTATGAGTAAACAGGAATTGCTTGATATTTATATAAGTAAAATGGAGCAAGATCCTGTATTAAACGATATGTTAAAAGGCAACAAATTACATTACGCTTTCAATTTTGTTAATGGTTTTAATAAGCTTTCTTTATATTCCGAGCCTGTTTTAAAGAAAATAATTGCAAAATACCAAGAACTTGATGATTCAGATTCTTTTTATCAAATTCTGTATGATGCAAGTCTCTATAATGACGATGAACTTAAGGCTTTTATTAAAGGTTTATCTTTATCTGATGTAACTCAAACTGATATTGAAGCTCTTAAGCAAACAACAAACTCAATAAAAAAGTTTATATCCAATAATCCAGTTATTACTTTCATATTTGCAACAATTTGCTCACATTACTTAGAAAACGGACTTGATAAAGTTGATGATTACATTGTTGAAGCTAGCTCTTATGTATATGATTTTGTAGAAAACAAATCACATAGCCCAAAAGAACAGCAACAACAAAACCAGAAAAGCTCATCTCTGAAAAAGAAAAGTACAGATTGCCATTCAAATAAAACTTCTCTGTCTCAAACAAAAGAGGAAGAACAAAAGGTAAAACAATTTTAAAAGCAAGATCAAAAAATACAGCGCCAAATGCGATTAAAAATACTGCAAACAGCTTTGTTTTCATTTTCTTTATTCTCTAATCTTTATTGCAACGCGTTATATTTCTTACTTAACTCATTCCGCTCAACTGCAATCTCATCACACTTAGCTGAGAGCTTAAGTGCATACTCTGCAAGAGTTCTTCTGTCCTGTCTAAGCTGTCCACATTCACAGGTTGTTTTAACTTCTCCGGAAGAGGTGGAATTTGTGGACAGTGCTGTTTCACTGGTACTGCCACTGTCTGTGTGCAAGCTGTTAGCATGCAACTTAGACATAGCAGCATTGTACTTATCTTTAATCTTGTTAATCTCATCTGTAGCCTCTTTATCAGCATGTTCCTGTCTAGCTTGCCATTCATGTTCTATATTAAGCTGCTTAACTGTAGCTTCTTGATCTGCTTTTATAGCTTCAGTCTGCATTTGAGCAATTTCGGCTCTGTAATGCTTGGCTGTGATGGTGACTCCAAAGCATGCGCCAATAACAGCTGACATGGTAGCTACAATTAAAAGTAATTTAAGATCCATAAACAATGTAAACTATAACCCCCATTATGAACGCCAACAAAAGTACATAGCTTGCAACTTGAGCACGAAACTCCTTTTTGCTGTAGTCCTTATAGTCAATTGAGAGTTTTATAGCTCCTAAAAGAAAGGAACCAAAGAACATTAGATAGATAATTAAGAATGTTGTTTCTAGAGAAGTCATATAAACATTTTATCCATGAAGAACTCTTTCATATCTTTGGATAGCTGAATATCTCTTTCAACTTGAAATATAGCTTGATTTAACTCAATTAGGCTTTTTTCAATAATTGGTAGCATTGAACTTTCAACTTTAGGAAACTCCAAAAACTTGATATGTTCAAATTTAAAGTTAATGCCTTGATTACACTTTGCGTATAAAAGAGGCCAAGCTATAGATGAAAGAAGCTCATAGAAGCAATTTGGATATTTTTTAGGAATAAAAACACACCATCGTGTAGCATTTTCAAGAACTGTGTCTTTATCAATTCTATTTACTTTTTCAGATGAGGCTGAAAGAGCTACATAGCAGCATCCTGCTTTATAAGTTTTTCCTGTGATCCCTCGTTCAAAATCGCACCATGCATTGTAAGAGACCATTTCCATGCTTCAATTGCCTGTTGTTCTTTTAAAGAAAAACCTTTTAAGGTAGATATGTTTTTTAATAACTTTTGCTGATTATCAAACAGCTCATCTTCTATTAAAACTAATTCGTTTATCGTCTCTGCTAGTGGTGGCGGTGGAGTGTATTCAAATGAATTTACATACCTTGGTATGTTGAGGTTAAATTCATTTTTTTCAACTTCTTCATAGGTAGCAACATGAGCCAACTTTTCAACTTCACTTCTTAAACTGTATAAGCTCAAGATCTTGTTAATGTATTCTTTTTTGACTTTGTTGAATTTACCTTCATTGTCACATAAAGAACTAGCATCAACTACTAATAAATTCTTTGTCTTTTTTTTGTCAAATACTAAAAGATGTACAGGAATAGAAGTGCACATAAAACAATTATTAGGCAAGCCAATAACTGCATCTACAATATGATCTTTAATTAAGGCTTGTCTGATATCACCTTCGGAATTACCTCTAAACAAAACGCCATGAGGTAAGATGTAGCATGCTTTACCATCAGCTTTTAATAAACTTAAGCCATATTGAACAAATGCGTAATCTGCTGCTTTTGTCGGAGCGATTCCATACTTATAACAAGATCTATTCTCTTGAGTCCATTTTAGCGAGTAAGGCGGATTGCTTATAAGCACGTCATATGATTTTGGCTCAATAGTTTCAACTTCTGCAAGTACCGAGAATTGAGAACCTTTTGTAAGCCTATACACATGCTTATATTCTTGAGTAAGAGAGTCACCACAAAGCACTTCACCTTCAATATTTCTAACCATTAGGTTAAACAGCAAGAAAGGAATTGTGCGCTCAGAAAACTCTTCACAGTGAAAATAAGCAGATGGGTTAATTTTCCATAATTGAATTGTTAACGCTCCAGTTCCTGAGCATATATCAGCAGCACTCTCAAAATTTGAAGGTAATAGCTTTGCAGAAAGCTCTGCAATCCCTTCAGGTGTAAAGTCTTGCTTTAGACTATCTCGAGCTGCGTCATTTAGCTGAAAGTCAGTCATCAATTCATCTTTAGAAAGATCATGTTCTTTCACATACTGAGCACATATCTCATTTGGATTTTGCAAGAGTAGAGCTAATAACTTTTCCGGTACTTGATATGATTCTTTTACATTAAAGTATTCACAAAAGTTCATGCTATATACCGTCAATAAATCTTAGTGCGAGACAAACGCCATTAAAAAGATTAGTTATATATCAATTAACAAATTTGTTTGTCTCACACTTAAGAACTATCTAAAAGAAAACATGGGAGGAAGAGGTTCTTCTAAACAGTTCTTAAGTGTGAGCTGTCTGTTTTACTTCTGACAGCAAAGAAGTGGGAGTGACAAATACCTGAAACATGTTGTTTAAAGCACCTGAACACGTGGAACCTTTTAAGAAAGAAAAAGCTTTTGTTCAGCCTGTCTTCTCTTGGTTAGTCCTTGCAGAACCACACCGCCAGCTTTGTTAATATCTAAAAACTCAAGTGATGCACCGTACTTATCGCCTTTTTTCATCTTAGCCCAAAGTTTATAGCTGATTAAAGTTTGAATTGGTGTTAACTGACGACCATCTTTAGTACGTTTTCCTGACAGATTAAAGAGTAAACTACAGAGAGCATCAAACATGCCTTGAGTAACTTCAATTTCATCGGCATTCAATGCTGCTGTAATCTGACGTTCTACCTTTTCAAGATCTGACTTTAAAAGACGCTCAGCTTCAAGTTCTGTACAAATACTGTGCTCATTAACATCAGGACCATGGTGACCATAGCCAATAGTCCATCCTTTTTCGCTTGATACAGGCTTATATGCAGCAGTTCTTAAACCTTCAAAATTCATTATAAGAGCAATACCATGACTACTTACTTTCATCATCTGATTTACTCTCAACTTTCAAGTTAATAACTTGTTTAATCTTTAAAGAGATATAGTCACTGCCCAAGAAGCCTACGAATGTACCAATTGCAACACCTAACTCCAAAGGCCACTTAAAGTAATACTCTGAAATTAAGATAAGTGCAGATGAGAGCATAGAGCATGTCAGCGCTTCACAAATCTTAGCCATGAATTTGCGCTTGGTAGAGCGTAGATATGCCATGACAAAAGAGCAAGCTGTACCAATCATCAAATAAATGACTTCTGGGGTTAAATGTTTATACATAAGAAATAAAAAAAGCCCTCAATTTCTTGAGAGCTTTATTGTTGACAAATTAGGATAATCTATGAGGTAAGAGGAAAGCACCGATGTTAAATACGTACTTTTCCACTCTAATTGTTTTATAGTATATTCTTAAAAAACGATCCGTTAACGATTATTTTTCGATCATTTTTAAACCATCATCTCAATCTGTCTTTTTACTTTTTCTTTGAATTTATCCTGTCTTTCAGTCGCTTTCTCTTTATCCTGAGTATACAAGTATGTCTTTGGCTCATTGATACTGCGATGCTCTACTCCTAAGCACCAGCGAACAGCTACAACAGGATCATGATGAGCTCGTACATAATGTCTGCACAGTCTTCTTACTTTCTGATATGAGATTTTTAATTTGCAACAACATTCTTGAAGTGACCTGTACTCAACCCCCTGATATATAAAGCTTCTCACTTACTCACCCCTCATTTGCTTTAATTTGTCTCTCATCCAGTCTCTTGAATCAAAAATCTTCTGATTGATCATTGCTATCGTCATGTACCTTACAACATTCCACGGATGGGCCTCAAAAACGCTCAATCTGCGATGTTTGGCTCGTTGGATGGATATACCCTTACAGAATGACCTGATATCTCCTGCATCCTGTCCTTTGTGATAATACCAGTGAAAGAATCTGTACAGCCCCGGACGTTCTTTTTTAAATTCACAGGTAACTGCAGCTATGATCTCTGCACTCTCCTCAGTGATAGCAGCATAACCATGCTCTGTAGGAACAGTACCAGCTGATGGACAGCCTCTGTTAACCCTTGTCCATACTCCATAAGAATCTAACAGACGCTCAAAAGCATAATCATCATCCAGTGCGTCAAGAATTTCTTTAGTCAGCATCATCCCACTCCACACAAACTTCAACTCTTGGCTGTTCGTCATCACAAGCCCACAGCTTAGATGCGCGTAATTCAGTAACCTGCACATCGTCGCGATAGATAATCGCATTCATACCATCAAGAATTGCCTTGATGATATTATCGATATCTGGCTTACCGGGTCTTACTCTTGAACTGCCATACTCACTAATCAGCGCACGCTGTTTCTTGGTGTAACTCTTAGGCACTCCAAAGAAAGCCTTAATACCAACTCTGCAAGGCTGTGAGTAGTCTGGCTTTACCACCATGGAGTCCAACGCATGCTGAGCCTCATACTTCACCAGAGCTTCATAGTTGCGTGTCTTAGCCGGAGTAACAGCATGACCACCAAAGAATCTTGGTCGACCTTTTCCGCATGGTGTACCTGGTACTGAGAATTTAAGCTGCAATTTTTACTCCTTACAGATATTCATAGTCATATTGTTTTTCATTACTGAACAGACAGGCATTTCCGTTAAAGTTACATTCAACACTTCCTGTAGCTCCGTTTCGGTTTTTGACAACATGAAGGGTTGCTTCTGATTTTTCTCTTGTGATCAGAATAATTAAATCGGCATCCTGTTCTATAGAGCCTGAATCTTTAATATTGCTTGCTTTTGGAGCTCCACCCTTTGAATTTTCAACTTCACGATTTAACTGACAGAGGGCAAATACCGGAGCATGGAACGCTCTTGCAATCTCTTTTAATCCTCTTGAGATTTCACCCAGTGCAATAGCTTTAGGAATACGCACATCAGTAGGCATTAACTGCAGATAGTCAAGCATAATGGCACCTACACCACCATAACGCTGATTTATATCTGAAAGCATTGAGGACATATCAGACAGAGACAGATTGCTCTTGTCACACATTAGTAATCTTGGAGCATTGTCGTCTTTATGACTGAAACATTCAGTAGAGTGAGCTATGATTTCATGCCAGTGTGAACCTAACATTCTGGAGTTCTGTGTCATCTCTGTTCCCGATAAGCCACAGAATGAAGACAGAATACGCTGTATAACCTGTTCATTATTCATCTCAAGTGAGAAGATCACACATGGCTTAAGAGTAGGCATTGTCTTTAACAGATTGATGAGAATATTAGAACCTAATGCGGATTTACCAATACCAGGACGAGCTCCGATAATATTCAGTGTGTCATTTCGGATACCACCTTCAAGAAGAACATCAAGCCTGTTAATGCCTGTTGGAAAAATAAGTGATTTTTCGTCATCATGATCTCTTAGTGATTTAATAAATCTGATTGCCACTTCAAGTGCATCCTCGCAGTTAAGAACATTTGAATCATTATTGGTGCTGACCAGCATCTGACAGAGCTTTGCTTTTAACTGCTCTGAAGTGTCGTTACTCTCTTCAACCATGTTCTGCATTGAACTTAGAGTTGTCTGCAGTTGTCTCTTTCTACTGTTTTCTTTAATCAAAGATGCATATTCGTCTGCTGCAGTTCCAATGATTTTTGACTCTTTAAGTTCAGCAATATCTTTAAGAGAAGAAACATAATCTTCTGACTTCTGTTTCATCAGATTGTAAAGAGATACAGTATCAAACTCTGATTCCGTCTGATGTTCTATAACAAACTGATTACAGCTGTCCCATAAAGCAGCACAAACTTCGTAATAGAAATCAGAAACTGACAGTTTTGCTCTGTATTTACAGAAAGCTTTAGTACCTTCATGAAGGACATAAGACAGAATAGCTTTTTCAGCATTTGCATCATAAAATTTCATGCTTATAGCCCCCCAAGCTCAGATAGAACCTTATCAACAAATTGCTTATATTCTTCCTGTGAATACTGTTTTTCTTTCTGAGGAAGAGACAGAGGCTTAATTCTCTTTTTTGGAACTATCTGATAGTTACCGACTCCATAAATACGATTACAGATATCTGAACAGATTGAGCTGTCACCAATAAAGACAACTTTAGGAAGCTGACCGAAACAGTGATGATTAGACTGCACCAACATAAGATCATCGATATCATCAGGAAAACTGCTACAGTCATAGTTTGAATAAAAATCAACAAAGGCTTTAGCCAGCTTAGTGTCATCCTCTCGATTAGTCTGACAGTAAGCCTCATGAGAACCGATGACGGTGTAAAAAGTCAAAGCTGTAATTCTGTCAGAAAATACGAGATCGCTGTCACGTCGAAAATATTCACTTACAGAGCGATAAATGTACTTTGCCTTACACTGATACTGTTGGAGTGTATATCCCCCACGCATAAGTAAATTTACGATATCTCCGGCGTTAATCTGGTATGGTATTGTGTATAGGCTCTGAATTGTTCTAAGAACTACCTCTTCTGAATAGTTCTTAACAAGCTCATAAATCATGTGACAACTCTGGTCAGATGCAATTTTCCCTGATTTAACCTGAACCAGAATGCGCCATTGTTCTGAAAATTTGGTAAAATCTATTCTGTTCATTTGTTTACTACCTCTTGAACAAATGCATCAACTTCGATGCAGTTATCGTCGGCTGTATGGTCGCTCGTATCAGCCGACATCTCGCCTAAAAGAAAAGAGCTGACACCATTTGCCTGCTGTCTAGTCTGACCTGTTTTATTTTGTGTTGTCTTTCGTTCTGCAGATTCAAGATCACGCAAGATCCACTTCTTAAGATTCAATCTAAGCTGTTTAACACCTTTCCAGCCGTATTCTTCTCTGTAGGCAAAATAACCATCAGCAATAATGTCTGAATTCATGTTTTTCAATTCTGGATAATCAGTCATCATCTCTGAAAAACAATCTCTGCATGTAGCTCTGATATTTTCTAAAGAATATGTGTTTGAACTTAAATTAGACGTCTCTGAGAGTGGGGATTTCTGATCCTCTCTAAGATCCTTACTTATAAGATCATTCTTATGTATAGAGAAAAGCGCATTTTTTGCACTTTTAATAGTGCAATTTTTGCACTTAGGGGGCGCATTTTTTGCACTTTTAATAGTGCAATTTTTGCACTTTTGAAAATCATCAAATCTGGACTCTAATGTCTTATAAATAAAAGAAACAAGTCTTACTTTCTTATCACTTTTGCGAGTTACTCGAGAACTTATAATCTCCATTTTTTGCAATGTATTTAATGCGTACTGTACATTCCTACGACTCATTCCATACAAGTTTTCTATATAAGAATTGGAAATAAAGCACTCTTGCTCGCCATTTTTTGTCAGAGCACAAATACGCTCTGCAATAACTTTGCAAGCTAGAGGGATATCCATCTGCCAGATTTCTTCAGGAAGCTTATTTACGATTAAAGTCATATTTTTTCCAAACTAAAAGTTTTGGATAAGCAAGTTGTAAATACATTAAGCGGGAGTTAGGTATACCGTTTTTTAGCCAACCATAAACTGAAGGTGCCCTGATGTTGCAGATTTTTGCAACTGAAGAAAAACCTCCAAGCTCATCAATTAAGTCACCAATAAAAAGGTAATTTTTGTAGTTTTTGGGATGCTGCATAAATTAAGTCTCCATTAATTTCTTTTTATTCATATTAGGTATAACTAATATAAAAATCAAGTTATACCTAAATATTTTTATACTAAACTTTAGGTATAACTAAAGATTTTTGCTTGTAAGGGAGGCTTATATGTTTGATTTTTCAGAATTATCTGATCGTATAAATTACGGATTAAAGAAAACAGGAAAAAGCCAGACAAAATTAGCTGAAGAGTGCGGAGTAAAATCACCTTCTGTTAATAATTGGGTAACAGGGAAAACCAAAGAACTCATGGCTTCTGTTGCTATTAAAGCAAGTAAATCTTTAAATGTTGATCTTAATTGGCTTATCACCGGCAAAGGTTCACCAGATGCAGATGCTCATGACATTGCTGTGTTGGATGATAACGAACAGCCTTCGGATGATTACGTTCAGATTAAAGAGTATTCAATAAAATGTGCTGCAGGTAATGGCAGAGAACCGACTTATGAAGAGCAGCACGAAAGTGTGCCTGCGACGTATCGCCTGTCATGGTTTCAGCGTATTGGCGTGAATCCAAATCACTGCAAAAGATTCGTTGTTACAGGTGATTCGATGATACCAGTGCTGTATAACAACGACAGAATACTTGTAGATTTAAGCGATACTTTTCCTATTCACAATAACCATGTTTATGCCATTGTCTTCGGTAATGAAGTCAGAGTTAAAAGACTTATATCTCAGATGAATGGTGATTTAATCATTCGTTCAGACAATCGTGACAGCTACCCAGATGAAATAATTAAACATGATGAAGAAAATGTTAACTTTCGTGTTATTGGCAGAGTCATTGAGAAGTCTGGTGACGGTGGGTTGTAACTGACTTTTAACAATCAAAAGGAAGAATAAAAATGGTAACAACAATCAAAACATGGGAAGATATCAAACAGTTTTGCACTGAATATGATAAATTACGCGAGTCTGATAACTTTTGGGAAAAACTGTTAAATACAGTCGATTTTAATAGCGATGATTTAAAACATTTTACCTTTGAAATTCACGGAGATAAGTTTAAATCTTCAATTACAGCTGGATATGCCCAATCTATTATAGATTTTCAAGATCGATTTTTTAAAATTATAAAAAGTTTGGAAACGGGCACAATTTCTTCAAGAAAAGTAGCTAACACAGCCCAATTGTTCTTTACTGTATCTGAAGGATGTACTAATACAAAATCAGATGATTTGTATCAGTATGTACCTGAATCGATAAAGGAGTATGGCAAATTGACTAAAACAGGACAACTAATTTTAGGCTTTATTGTTATTTCTTGTTTTATTGCCTGGGGAGTAAATAATTATTTTGAAAAAAAACTAGAATCTCTAGAAAAAATTGAACTTGCACAAATTGCATCACAAGATCGTGAATCTGAACGAGAAAATCTACAAAAGATTTTAGCTTCAGACTCATTTAAAAACACAGTGAAATACGCTCATGAATCAAGCACTGAAGTAAGAGCTTCGTTTATTAAAAATACTCCTGTAAACGAAGTTGAATCAATTAAATTTCCTACAGAAACCTTAACAAAATCCCAGATAATTGATGAACAGAAAACAAATCCAATTGAAAAGAGATCAGAAATAAAAACGCTGGATTTTAAAGTACTGAATTTATCAGGTTCTTTTTCTAAACAAAAATTAAAAGCAAGGGCGCAGCTTGTTAGTGATCCAAGTATTGTAATAAATCTATCTTCAGAACTGTTAGATGAAGAAGATGACAGTGCACTTTCTGAAAATGACGACGAGCACTTATTACAGGAATCGGATATTGATATTTTATGGGATGCGCAGAAGCATAATAAAACAGTAAGTATTATGGGTAACTTCTTTTATGACCAAGAAAATAAACTTATTAAAGGAGCAATGTGGTCAATTTCAAGAAAAGAAGATAAATAACGGCTTTGCTGTGTAGCATTAGGCTGCATTGTCTGGCAGTGCTACACAGCGTTCTGGTAATTACTTACTAAAAATCTCTTTTAAGATCTTAAAGCACTCATCTCCCTCTTTGTAACGCTGTTCAATCAACTCTTTAAGCTTCATAGCCTGTAACTCTGATACAGGTTTCTTTCCATTCTCCATAATTGAGATGTAATTACTACCAACACCAACTTTTTCACCTAACTCACTGGTAGTTAAGCCCAATGCCATTCTTAAACGCTTATATAACTTTCCATCCATGATTTAATGTCCTATAATCGGAGTAGGTGGGGCTCTCACCCCACCTTGCTTTCTAGCTTAAGCTTTTAATCAAGTTAAACAGGGTTAGTGCTTTCTCTTGATTACTTTTGCTAGAAAGTATCCAAAGGATTGTTAACATCAAAGTTAAATCATTCTCATCCATTTGAATATCTCCGTTAGTTGAACATCTCTTTTCGAGTCCCCGTTCTCATTGAACGTGCTTATATTGTAATACTATTTATTACTTTTGTAAATAATTCTATTAAATCACATCAAAATTTTAACAGCTATTTTTAATTAAATTCATTTATTTTTCAAAAGGATAAAATATTTTTATCTATAAAATTAGTTATACCTATTGCAAATAATTTAGTTATACCTAAAATTAAAGCATAAATTAAATATATCTAATAGGTAAAACAAATGAACAAATACACCATCACAACACTATCTCACGACGAGATTATCAGAACTGATTACTGCAAAAACAAGAAAGACGTAATCAACTTTTTAATTCTCAATACCAGAATCAACTCAGACGTTGTATCTGCACTTCATTACAGAGTATTTGATGACTCTCAAAACGAAATGGCAATTGAAATTGATGCAAATGCATTGCTTGTTAACGCTTTGGATTTCGTAAAGCAGTTTCAGATTGTAGACAGGTTATTTAGGGCTTTCAGAGCCTATCAAAAGAACAATAGAGTTTTAACCTTTGGAGAAAGACCTACGGTCAAGGTTGCTTGATGAAAGAGAAGTTACGACAGCTAGCAGTGAATGTCATCTTAACGTTTTGCGTTCTCTGCCTTTGGTTCACGATTTACGAGATTTATACGTTTTAGGAAAAAATAAATGAAGTTATCAAACGAATTACAGAAGTTACAGGATGCAAGATTAGCCCAAATCGATGAGTTACTTGCAAAGGCTGAAGACGATGATGAACGTTTCACCATCTCAAGAATGAAAGGTATTGGCGGTTCAGATATGTCTGCAATTCTTGGTATGTCCAAGTGGAGAAGCGCTTATCAGATTTGGAGAGAAAAGACATTCAGAACCACTGAAGAGGAGAAGGCTCGTAATAAAGATTATCTCCCCTTTGCTACAGGTCATGCTCTTGAACAGGTTGTAGCAGACAGATACGAAAAGCAGACAGGTTATACAGTCTACGAGGCTAACAGCATTTCGATGACAGGTTATGACTTCATCGTAGGTAATTTTGACCGTATTGTTTACACAAAACCAGTTGAGGACGGCGGTCAGCTTGTATGTGGTCTGGAGTGCAAAACCTGTGGTCAGAACAACAAGATCATTGTTGAGCATATAGAGCGTTCTAAGTGGGGAAAGCCTAACTTATATGACGGAACTGAAATTACACAGGAATCATCAGAGATTGATCCTGAATACTATCCACAGGTTCAGTTCTACATGATGGTATCTGGTCTTAAGTTCTGGGATGTTGGTGTTCTGATTGGCAATACTGATCTTAGATTCTACAGAGTACATGCCAACGCAGAATATCAGCAGAGGATGCTGCAGACATGTGTTGAGTTCTGGACTAAGAATGTGCTGCAAGATGTTGCTCCTGTTAAAACAATGGATGACGTCAAAAACGATGTTGATGACGTTCAGGAGAATGTTGGTGAAGTAACTCCGGAGATCATGTCTCAGCTTAAAGATATCAAGGCTGTTAAGTTTCAGATTGATGAGCTTGAGAATAAAAGAAAGGCACTTGAGAACAAGTTAGCCGGTGACATAGCTGCATATACCAAGATGACTTATCACGACGAGAACGGCAAGGTTAAAACAGCTTTTACCTTTAAATCTTCAAATCGTGAATCATTTGATTCAAAAGCTTTTCAGGCACAAAACCCAGAACTGTACAAACAGTATCTGAAGACTATAACCACAGCCCGCTGTTTAAGAATATCTGTTTAATTGGAGATTATAAGAATGATGACTTTTAACGCACCGCAGCTAAATCAGAATGCTCAGTCAGAGCTTCAGAAGTTAGATGCTATACCTGTAGAGAATGAACCAGAACAGTTTGAAGAACCTGTACAGATAGTTCAGTCCCACTGTATGCCTGTAAAGACAGCAGATGTTGACTACCCTGTTATCAATGGCGATGCATGGGATTTCTGTACAAAGATCTCGCGCTCTACTCTTCTGCCTGAAAGCATACGTTCAACACCAGAACATGACCACACAGCTGAAGTATATATGGTCATGAGTATGGGTAAAGAACTCGGTTTCACCTTCATGCAGACACTGTCCGCTTTATATATTCTTCCGGGCAGTACACAGCCTGCCTTATATACAAGAGCAAAAAGAGCTCTGGTTCTTCGTGCTGGAGGCATCTTTGAGAAGGAAGAGTGGGACAACTCAACCATGACCGCAACAGTCACAATTAACCGCAACGGTCAGAAGATCACACGTTCTTTTGGTGCTGAAGATGCTATCAATATGGGTAAAGCCTACAGAGATGCAACCACAGGACAGATTAAAGGCTGTGTTACCCGCAATGGCAAACCTTCACCATGGGCACAGGATTTTAAGGGCATGTGCCTTGTAAGAGCTGTATCAAGAGCATGCGATGCTGCATATCCTGATGTGTTAATGGCATTACCAAGCGCTGAAGATCTTAATGATCAAGGGACTGTTTCAACCGTCTCTTCCGTAACAGTTGAGAGTAGTGCTGCCCTTCCTGCAGATGAAGTTAATCCAGCAATTACAAGCGCATTAAAACCCAAAAGAAAGCGTTCAGCAAAGACAGCTGAAACAGTAACCAACACAGAACAACCAACCGAACCATTAGTATTTTAGAGGAACATTAACATGTTAAATTTCGGTAAGCAGCCAAATGACAATATTGGCAATTCAATCAACACAAGTAATTTTGAGCCACTAAACTGTTCTGGAATCTTTCCGTTGCAGATTGCTCAGGTAACACACAAAAGTGGTATAGGAAAAAATGGCAATGCTTATGAACAGCTGATCGTGAACGCTGTTGTAATGAACGTTGCAACTAAACAGCCTATTCGTTCTGTATCATTCTCTATTTTCCTGTCAAATACTTCACAGGAACTGCAGGACTTCCTGTACTTCACAAAGCAGTTTGACGCTGACGGCAACATTGTTCTTTACGATTATGTTACAAGAACCGGTCAGAAAAGAGATGGCTCAGGTTCATTCTCAATTGATGAATATAAACAGTTCCAGGGCATAAAGATCATTGCAATGCTTGAATTTAAGGGCATGTCCGACAAAGGAAATCCTATCTTTGAAGTTAAAGGATTTGTATCTCAGAAAGGTCAGTCTGCTGCAGAGGTTAATGCAAATTCAGCGCCTACGAAATATGCGACAACATGGAAACTGTTGACTAACTATCTATTACCAGAGACTAACGCACAGTTATTTCATCCTGGTTGGATACCACCTGCACAGCAACAGGCTCAGGCACAGCAAGTTTATCAGCAGGCAACACAGCCACAACAGCCTGTATATCCACAACAGGGAACATGGGCGCCTAATGCAGAAGCTCAGATAAGCAAGCTAAGTGCTGTACAGGGACAGGTAGCACAGCAACAGGCTCAGGCTCAGCCACAACTACAGGATGATGGTTTACCGTTCTAACTCCTAGTGTTGCGTATTGGTGAGGTTCACAGCCTCACCCTTTTTGGAGGAATCACAAATGGAAGAATTAGCACTTGTAACACGTAAGGATGTAATGACCACATTGGGCTTTAGTTCATTACACGGTTTCACTAACTATCTGAAGAAACACCCTGACTTTCCAAAGCCTGTAGACAGAGACAGCTCTTTCTCAGGACGTGTTTGTTACTTCAAGAAAGAAGTTGAAGAGTACTTAAAAAACGCTTTGCAGCGCAAGGAATTTTCTCATGCTTAACGTCTTTGGTTTAAAAATCTCATCCT